ACGATCGGCGCGTCCGCCGCATCGGCGCCGGCGCCGGCGAGGTCGTTGAGCAGGCCCTCGAGGAACTGGCCGCCGGGCACCTGCTTCAGCTCCTGGCCGGCCCAGGTCTCGGCGAGCGCCAGGCCCTGGGCGGGGGTGATCCGGCGCTTCAGCACCGCGTCGAGGATGGACATGTTGAGCGCCATGCGGGCGGCTCCTTTCGTGGATGAGAGGGACGGGCCCAAAGACGGATTCAGGCCGGTTCGGCCGGGGCCGGAGTCGAAGTTCGAGCGGACGGACGCGGCGTCGGGCCGATCCCGGCCAGGCTCAGCGCCCTGGCGATCAGGTCCGGCGGATAGGGCTGCTCGCCGGTCTCCTGGCGAATGATCGCCTCGACCAGCGGGGTCATCACCGACGCCTGCCGCACGCAGGTCGGATCGTCGGGCCCAAGCCCGCAGGCGCGCGAGACCGCGTCGACATAGGCCCCCGTGTCGTTCTCGTTCGGGGGCGCCCAGCGGCTGATCAGCTGGCGGATGGTCTGGCATCGGTCGTCGGCCTGATAGCTGAGCAGGATCTTGCAGACGGCGCGGATCCCGTATTCGGGGGCGGAGAAGGTCACGAAGTCGGGGTCGGGCTGCGCGTCCGCCTCGCCGATCCAGTGGATTTTCGAGATGCGGATGTTCCCGGGGTTGTTGTTGCGAAGGCCGCGCGGGGTCTCGGTCATGGCCAGAATCGAGGTCGGAGTCATGGAACCTCCCTCCGCTGCAGGATCGCCAGGCAGCCGCCGACCAGCGTGCCGGCCACCGCCAGAGCCGGGCCGTCCGGCTGGATGATCACGACGGCGAGCGCCACGAGACCGGCGGCCGCGATCGCGCCGAGGTTGGTCCAGTCCTTCATTTCAGCACCCCGATCAGGCTGGTGACCGCCTGCTTCACGCCCAGCCCCAGCACGGCGGCGACGATCAGTATGCCGAGCATCAGGCCCAGGCCCCGGTCCCTGAGCGACTTCAGCGCGGCGACCTCCTGGGCCGCGCGGCGCACCTCGCCGAACAGGCCCGTGCCGCTCTTGCCGTCCGTGCTCTCCTCGCCCACCACGCGGGCCAGGTTGTCCACCTTGGCGTTCACGCCTTCGAGCAGGCGCTTCAGCTCATCGTCGTGCGTCGTCATGCCGAGGTCCCGTCCGTGATGAGGCCCATCGCGGCGAGCGCGCTGATCAGCGAGCCCAGGGCCGCGTCGCCGCCCTTGGCGCCCGAGATCGTGGGCTTGGTGGTCCCGGTCGCGCCGTAGAAGCCCAGGGTCGAGCTCGCGCCCGCGACCGAGGCGGCGCCGCCGGCGGTCAGACCCCCGTTCAGGCTGAGCGCGACGGCGCTCGGAAGCGTGACGGCCGTGGTCGAGAGGGTGAGGACGTTGGAGCCCTCGCAGATGAACCCGAGCTGGCCGGCTGCGGGCGCATAGAGGCCGGTGTCCGGGTCGCCGATGATCTGGATGGCGGGCGCAGTGATCGAGCCCGGATCCACCCCGATCCCGTAGGCGAAGGGGATCAGCGCCGTCGTCGGCGTCTCGCCGTCCGAGGCGATCGACAGCGTGAGCGCCTGGGCCATGTCGGCGAGCAGGGCGTTCCAGTCCGCGGTCGTCGCCGGCTGGCCGTCGATGCCCGGGTTCCAGCTCGAGCCGGGCGCCGCATAGGTTCCGGAGCCGTTGCGGGGCATCACCGGGTCTCCGGGGCTCGAGCGGCGGGCGCGGGCGCAGGCGCGCCGAGCAGATAGGCTCTCAGGGCGTCGGCGAGCGTCGGCGCCATCCCGTACGCGCCAGCCGCCCCCGCCGCGGGGGAGGACGCGGCGGGAGCGGCGCTCGCGGTCCCGCCGGGCGCGGAGGGGGCGGGCGCGCCCGGGGACAGCGAAGGGGACGGCGAAGGGGCCAGCGCGGCCTGTGGAAGCCCTTCCCCCTCGATGGGGGAAGGGTTGGGGATGGGGGTGAGGCCCCGCCCTGAAAGATCGTCCGCGGGAGAGGCGCCCTGAACGCTTCCGGGCTGGAGCGACAGCGGGCTCCTCTCCCGCGCGCCGCCGGAAACCGCGTGGTTCCACCCCCATCCCTGCCCTTCCCCCATGGAGGGGGAAGGGTTCGCGGACGAGCCGTACCGGCGCTGCAGCAGCGCCTGGGCCAGCAGGTCGGCGCCCAGGGCTGTTGGGGTGCGCAGGGTCTTGGCCTGCTCGTGCAGGCCGGCGAGCGCCGCGGCGAGCGTCTGCGTGCGCGGATCGGCGAGCTGAGCCATGTCAGAGGCCTCCGTAATTGACGGCCTGGAAGCCGCTCGGGGTGGTGATCACGAGGTCGGGCCGCACGGCGCGGAGCTCGTCGGCCATGACGCCGAGGCGTTCGGGCGCGGAAGGCGCGTCCCAGAGGTAGCGCCAGGCGTAGAGGCCGACGCCGTTCGCGTGGCGGCCGACGCGGCGCACGTCGCGCTTCAGGCGCCGGTCCGACGCCATGAGCGCGGCCGAGCCGAGGTTGAACAGCCCGCCCAGCGAGGCGCCGTAATTGGCCATCTCGGCCTGCCAGGCCTGCTGCGCCTGCTGGCCCGAAAGCTCGTAGGCGCCCAGCACATTGGCCATGCCGGCCTGGGCGGGCGTGTACCGGCCGGCCTGAGGCAGGGCGACCTGGCCCGACGACATCAGGGCGTCGAACTCGTTGATCGGCAACTGCTCGGCGTAGGCCGCCTCCTGGCCCGCGGTCTGCTGGCTCGCGTCGCCGAGCTGGGCGTTCTCCAGCGCCTGATTGAAGGCCTGGGCCTGGGCGGCGTTGGCGAACGCGCCGCTCTGCAGCTGCTGGCCGGACAGGGCGTTCTGCTCGGCGTCGCCCGCGCCGACTGCGGCGTTGAGCGCGCCCTGATAGGCCTGGTTCTCCTGGGCGCCGAACGACTGCATCGCGGTCTGGTAGGCGGCGCTGTTCGGGTTCAGGCCCTGGTTGGCGAGGGTCGACTGCGCCTGCTCGCGGGCCTGCGCCCACTGCGGATCGAGATATCGGGTCTCGGCGGCGTAGGCGGCGTTCGCCGCGTTCTGCACCGATGGGGCGATGTCCTGGGCGCCGACGCGGGTCTGAACCGGGCCGGCCTGGACGCGATAGGTCAGGCCGGGCAGGCCCGCATACGAGTCGCCGGCGTCCAGCGCCGAGGCGATGCGGGGGATCGCCTGATTGGCGACGCCGAGCGCGCCGGACTGGGCCTGGGTCGACTGGTTGAAGATCGCCTGCTCGGCGGGCGACAGGTTCGTGGTCTGGGTCCACTGGTCCGTGGACGGATTCTGCGTCCAGTCGACCGCGCCGTAGGGACTCGAAGTGTTGTAGTTGTTCAGCTGCGCGTTGAACTGCGCTGTCTGTTCATTCGACGCGGTCTGCGCGTTGGCGACCGTCGTCGGATCCACCGGCGCGGGGGCTGAGGGCTTGCCCATTTACGCCGCTCCCCCGCTCTTAAAACACGAAGGACGCGAAGGACGTGAAGGACGCGAAGAGCCAGATCCGACCAGCTCAGAGCAGGAGCTGTTTTTTGCGGCGCTTCGCGCCGCGCTATTATCTTGATCCCGGCCGATCGATCCGGTCCTGGCGTTCTTCGTGTTCTTCGTGCTCTTCGTGTTCTTCGTGCTGAAATGAGCGCGCCAGGCCGCTCCTCCGGTTGCGATTGAAGCGATGGCCGGCCCACTCTTCGGCGAGCAGCCCTGAGATGATCGCGTCGTCTGTTCCGAAACCACGGCGGATGAGTCCTTCCCGGACGAAGCCGAACCTGTTGAGGAACCTCAGTGCGCTGGCCGCTTTCGACGGCGTGACAGAGGTGACCCGCTGACACGCTAGTTGGGCGAACGGGTAATCCAGAATGGCCGCGACCAGCTTCGGCGTAAGCCACCTGGGCGAGGCCGAGGCGAAGCTGACCTGGATCGAGCGATAGACCGGCTGCCAGTCGGTGAAGACCACTCCGCCGAGCGGCTGGCCCTCGTCGGACAGCACGCCGAACGACACGGCCCTGTCCTCGAAGCCGAGCGTGCCCGCCATCAGCGGGATGCGGCTCGCCGTCCAGCGCGCCACCGCGCCCGAGCGGTCGATCACCACCTTCACAGGATCGCCCCCGGCTTGAACACCACGTCGATGCCGAGCAGCTGCACCGGCACGGCGTAGGTCGCCGCCGAGACGGCGAGGTTGTTCCCCGAGCCGTCCTGGATCGTGTTCCCCGCCCCGTCCGCGACCCGCGCGCCCGCGGGCTCCGAGATGGAGAAGGTCATCCGCGGCGCGCCCATGAAGCCGATGGCGCCGATGCCGGCCCAGGCGTAGCGGATGGCGTCCGGGTCGGTCCAAAGCGTCGAGCCCCAGACCATCTGCCCCCAGACGGTCGCGGCCGACGCCGGGACGGTCGGGATGTTGACGGGGACGGTCGTGGCGTAGTCGGCCAGCATGGCCAGGGCCGGCTGGATGCGCGGGCTGGTCTTGAGCAGCGGCCGGGCCATCGTCCACGTCTTCTGTCGGCCGGGCAGTCCGTAAGACGAGAAGGCCCACTGCACGTCGTAGGTGACGGGGACGCCGTTGTCGGTGGCGCCCAGGTCGGCCTGATAGACTCCGTCAGCCGCCCCGAAATAGAGCCGGCCGTTGGCCAGCCCCCAGCAGGTCGCGTTCTGGCCGACGAACCGGCACCACCGGCCGGTCTGGTCGACCTGCACGTACTGGACGGCGGTCGCCCAGGCCGCGGTCGGGATGTTGAACAGCGTATAGCCCCCGGCCGGATAGGCGATCGCCTCCCAGCCGAAATTGCCGCCATAGGCGGCCTGGGCGGTGCGGAAGGCGTTCTTGATACCGTCCGTGAGCGAGACGTTCTCCTGGGCGGCCCGGTCGAGGCTGAGGATCTGCGACAGCGGCAGCACGCCCAGCGTGGTGATCACCACCACCTCCGCGCCCATGCGCAGCAGGCACCGGCTTGCTCCGATCGGCTCGCCGGTCGCATAGACGCCCACCAGCGACCAGTTGCTGGCGCTGGTCGGGTCTGTGCCCTGATAGACGGCGATCTCGCCCTTGCTGGTCAGGAAGATGGCGTATTCGCTGGGGCCGACCCCGCCTTCCACCGTCCAGCTCGCCCCGGCGACCAGCGAGCCGCCGAGCGTGAACACCGAGCCCAGGTCCAGGCACGACATCACGCCGGTGATCGCCTGGACGGGCAGGAACCAGGCCCGCGTCGAGCCCTTCTCGATTCCCCAGATGCGTTGTGAGTTCAGGAAACAGGCGATCAGGTTGGCGGGATTGAGCGTGATCGCCCCCTCGCTCCCCGACAGGCCCGAGTTCTGCGTCCACGCCGAGCCGTTGTAATAGACCGGCGTGTCGCCCCCGTTGCAGGCCCACAGGTACTGGCCGCCGGTGTTCTGGAAATTGACGAAGGACCAGGGGCTGGAGGTGGTGGCCGTATAGACCGCCGAGCCGATCGCGGCGCCTTGCGTGTTGACGTCGTAGATCCCGTCGCCCGAGCCCGCGAACAGGTGGTCGCTCGCGGGGCCGCGCCAGATCAGCAGCGAATGGACCGGCGACGAGAAGCCGTTGACCTGCACGCTCGAGCCCGCCCGCGCCTCGCAATAGCCCGGACGCGGCAGCCAATTGTCCATCACCACCGCGTTCTGCGGCGGCATGGCGGCCAGCGCATTCTTCTGGTCCCAGCCGCCCACGGGCGCCGGCAGGGAGGCGGAGAGCGCCGTCTGGGCGCGGGCGGTGTTGGACCTCTGGGGCTGGCGCATCCTCAGCTCCCCGGGAAATTGCCTTCGGGCAGGTTCGCCAGCGGGATCGGCCAGCTGGAGGCGCCGGTGAAGTCGAGCGCGCCCTTGCCGCCGTCGTTGGCCATGGCGATGCCGACCATCCGCTCGTAGGCGGCGAAGTCCTCGCCGTAGTCGAAGCCCTTCTCCTTCTTGAACCGCCAGCGGACGCCTAAGCCGATCAGGGTCTCGTCGATCAGGCTGACGTCGGGGTCGGCGGCGTAGGCGCTCTGCCCCTGGCCGCCCTGGCTCTGCGCCCACCAGCTCGAGACGTACTCGTAGGCGAAGGTGTCGCCGATCGGCGGCGTGGGCGTCACCAGCACCTGGCCGCCGCGCTGGCGGAAGGCCAGGAACACGCGGTTGAGCTGCGGCTGGGCCTGGATCGCCTGCCACACCTGCGGCGTGATCGGCCCCAGCACCTGGCGGCGCGTGGAGCGGTCGAACTGGGTGTTGCCGATGAACCGGTCGAAGTCGGCCGGCAGCGCCCCGGCCTGCACCGACGCGGCCGTGGTCGGGAAGGTGAACTCCCTGGTGAGCTGCTGCCAGTTGCAGCGCTTCTGCAGCTCCTTGCCGTCCTCGTTGGCCAGCTCGAACAGCAGCTGGATGTTCACGTCGGCCGAGCTGGCGACCGCGGTCGGGACCGGCAGGGTGAGCCGGCGGCAGACGGACTGGACGACGGTCAGCAGCGACATGGGCTCAGCTCCTTCCCCCCCTTCCCCCCTTGCGGGGGAAGGATGACCCGGCATGCCGGAACCCGGCGAAAGCCGGGCGAAGGCCCATGCCGGAGGATAGGGGGTCGGAAGCCAGTTGTCGGGTCAGGGTCCACGCGATCAGCCGCCCGTGACCCCCTATCCTCCGCCGTGTGCCTTCGCTTCGCTCCGGCACGGCGGGGGTCCTTCCCCCGCAAGGGGGGAAGGGGTGAACGACCCGGCGCCTCACTGCCCCCCTCCCCGCTTGGCGTCCCTCTGGCGTTGACGCTCGGCCGCCTCGCGGTCGTGCGCGGCCTTCGCCTCGGGGAGGTCGACGAACTCCACCCGCGGCCTCAGCGGCTCGGCCGGCTCGCCGCGCGTGAACGCCTGCCAGGCGGCCGGGTACTGGTGCTTGTCGGCGCTGATCATCGGCCGCGGGCCGATCCTGGAGCGACTGTCGATCTGGATCTCGAACATCACGCCGTCTTCCGTACGGAAGAAGCGCGGGCCCTTGCTCGCGATGCGGACGTCGCAGACGGGACGCTCAGCCATGGGACTTCCCCTTGCTCTTCAGGGCGGTGATTTCGGCGTTGGCGCCGGCCAGGTCGCGGGTCAGGCGCTCGACGTCGGCCTCGGCCTTCTCCACGCGCGCCAAGAGTCGGGAGAGCGGCGCCGTTCCGTTACGGGCGACGTCGAGGAACACCTTGGCCCGCTCGCGCTCCTCGCGCGCGCCCATGCCCAGGTTCTGCAGCTTGTCGTCGCCTAAGCTCGCGAGCTGCTCGACGGTGCGGATATGGAAATAGGCCAGCTCCTCGACGCGGGCGCGGCTGATCTGCGGCCAGTCGGAAAGCGCGGTTCCGTCCAGCGGCGCCTCCTGCCCCGCCTTGAACGCCTCGTACGCGCGCGGCCAGCGGGCCTTGTGCTCGTCGTTGACGATCTCCACCACCATCGAGCGGCGGTCGCCCGGGATGATGATGCGGACCATCTCGCGGTCCTCGAAGACCGGACGGCCTTCCTGCTTGGACTTGAACTCCAACTTCACCGACTCGGTGAAGAAGACCGGGACGGCGGGCGGCTTGGGGCCGTTCGGATTCTTGAAGTCTTGGTCGTTCATGCTCGTCCCCTGAATTGAAAGATCGGGGGCGGCCCGCGAGAGCCGCCCCCTCGCGCGTCAGTTCTGGGCCGCCATGGTCGGCCAGTCCCAGTTCACCGTGACGTGGCTGGTCACGGTGAAGGTCACGCCCGCGCCGTTGGCGGTGGCGTTCTGCAGCACGTTGTAGGAGCCGGCGGTGTTGGTCCCGATCGTGATGCGCCAGGTCCCGCCCGACTTGTCGATCGCCGCGATGATCGCGTTCGCCGGCAGACCGGCGCCGGTGATCACCTGGCCGACCTGCAGGTCGTTGATCGGCGAGGCCCCCGACGTCGCCACCGCCGTGATGTACGGCGAGCCACTCGTGGTGGCGCCGGTGAAGGTGATCCCCGACGCGGCCTGATAGGCGGCCGAGGGGGACACCGTCTTGGCGCCCGACGTGTGGCTGGTGTTCGAGACGAACTTCAGCTGGCCGCCGACCGCCGTGGTTTCGCCCTGGCCGTTGGCGACCGAGCCGGACGCCGCCTGCACGGAGACGCGGCCGGCGCGCTGGAACCAGCCGTAGTAGGTCCCCGCCGCGAGCGCCGGAGACCAGACGTTCAGGACCACCGCCTCCGCGTTCAGCACCGAGTTTGCGGTGGTGAGCAGGGTGGCGTTGTAGTCCTTGTCGAGCTGGTAGACCTGGCCCGGCAGGAGGTCCGTCTGCGAGCCGAGCACAAGCTTGGCGAAGACGAACTCCGAGCCGTAATCGCCCGTGATCACCATGCCCAGACGCCATTGCGGGTTGATCAGGCCGCCGCCGGTCGTGCCGGCGGTCGGGATCGGCCCGTAGAGCAGGCAGGGGTTGGCGCCGGGGTCGGACCAGACGCCC